TAAGGAAACTAACTTTCTCATCTTCATCATCACCCCCACCGTGACCTCCTCCACCACCTGCACCAGAGAATCCAGGTCTTAATGGATCAGTGAGATCAGGGCACTTTGATGTACGATGCCCATGTTCATTACAAATGCTACACGCTACAGAAACTAATCCAGACATTCTGATAGTTCCTATGATGTAAATTGACCTCAATTTTTATCATAGTAAAATTGAAAACGGCGGGCGGTGGAGCACTCAGTACTCAAATGGCGTTCTTTGATTGGGATCTTGAAAATGGAAAGATGTGGAGGATTCCTCTTGAAGATAGTGTACCTAAGAAACGAATGTTCAAAATTAAGCATGTTTTCCTCACAGAGGCGGAACAGGCTCGCGAAGATATGCGTCAGTATTATGCGGAGATTCTGAAGCAGCCTGTTCCAGCGGCAGAAGAGGAATTCGCTGCGGCGATGATTGAGGCGGAAAAGAACCCAACTCCTGTTGTTCCTGAGCCCGTGGTTCATGACGAGAACTATATTCCACCCATGCCCGAGTATGGCAGCAAGGACTTCTTCATTTGGTGTAGCAAGACAAAGAAGGCTCGTGAAGCTCTCAAGAAGAAGAAGGAGGATGAGAAGGCTGCTGCTGTAGCGGCGAAGACAGCAGAGAAAGAGGCTGCCGCCGCGGTAAAGGCAGCAGCGAAGTCAGAAAAGGATGCGGCGAAAGCTGAGAAGGAGGCTGTGAAAGCTGCTAAGGAAGCTGCGAAAGCCGCTAAAACAGCAAACAAAGCAGCAGGCACCGCAATTAAAGCAGCCGCTAACAATGGGGGGAAGTGATTGAGGCAAAATAAAAATAATAGAATCTCTCATTTTTTATTTACTCAGAATAAACGCCAGTGCCATTTACGCCTGGAGGCATACTCGTGTAAAATACGTTCTTGAGTCCATATGCTCGTTGACACTTTTCAAGAAAGATCGTACAACTCTTACATGGCTTTGAATTTGAGAAGTATGTCTCCCCCGTAATTGCGTGATCACGAATTTTCATGACAAAGAGATCACAGCCCTTGAGCTTGGACAAATCACCTAACTTCTTCACACAGTTCTTCTCAGCGTGAATCGTACACCACTTTCCATATCCACACCCACCTCTTGATGGTGTCCCATAGTCATTTGATGCCATGGAGATAATCTTTCCTCTGAGAACAAGCATTGCGTAATGAAATCGCTGAGTCCGATGCCTCTCTCGCATCCGTGTTATGTTAGGGTCGTTCATAAACGACTCTAACAGAGCATAATGACGGTCGTTAACTGGTTGCATTTTGATTACTTTATAGCTCGGCGCGCAGCTTTTCAATTTTACATCATGTTACGCTCAGTGTAGACTGCCTTCCAATAAATATGATTTTCTTCTGGTGTTCTCGGGTAGAGTTGCGTATCGTGCTTAATTCTTCGATTCGTGTAAAGACGTGTATGAGGAGCATATGTATAATCCATATAATCAAGATAAAACGGATAACGAAGGTAATTTAGAAAATCACAGATATCGTTTTCACAGAGGATAACATCATACCATTTCTGTGTTGCGTTAGTACTTGTAACAGAATTTATCTTTGAACGGGTAAAACGCCTAATTAAATGATTGAAAGCAGCCTCATCATCTTTATTTATATCACTTCGATCGTGTAAAGGATAAATAACACGCGCCGTAAAACAGACCATTTCTCTACTTCTATTCAATATTAGTTCTTCCAATTTTTCATAGTCAACTTGTATAAGATTATCTGGACACTCACGTGGACCATATAGATCTTCATTGTATTCACACATTTTCTTGACTCCTAGTAATGGACCCCCATATTATCCTGGCTCTTTTCCACATCTTTGTAGTTGTTCCCTTCTTGCTCTACATTGCTCTGAATCGTGGAAATGTACCGTATTGGATCTATACGGTCACTCTTGTTCTCGGCGTTTTTATTTTAGTCTATCACGGCTACAAGGCATGGGTTCGCATCCGTGTCCAGTCTCCAAGCCTCTGGATTAATTTAATTCACGTATTTCTGGTAGCGCCGCTTCTTATTTATGTGGGAGCCAACGAAAAAAATACTCCGAGACCAGCCTATGAACTCTTAGCTATGTCTGGATTTGCTGCCCTCGGCTACCACTTGTACAATCTGGTTGTAAGTGTCAACTCAATCCAAGATGCTACAAAATAGCACGAATAAGAGGATGCGGTACTTGATTATTCGTCACTAGACAGGTAGCCAAATGATAAATGAACGAAGCGCGATTCTTAAACTGGGTTGAACAGAGCTTACACGTTGATTCCTTCGAATCGTTTCTCGTAATCTCGTTTACTTGAATCACATTGCCACAATGATTTCGTAAGAAGTGAGGAATCCTATTTCCTTTCGTCTTAGATTCGTGACCACACCCGTCGATTGGGCATGTAAATACCTCGCGCCCCTGCTGCTCCTGTGCCTTGGTAGGATGCTGGTCTAACATATGCTGCTTCAAATTCAGTTCATGTGTATATTCTTTATTACAATGACGACAGGTAAATGGACCCTCGTGCGTCTTCATGTGATAGTGCATTGTGCTCTGTCTTGAAGTAAATGTCCCATCCGCATTCACCTTCTTAGGAACTACCTTATCACAGTGGGGGCAAACAAGATCTCCGTTGTCATTGTAATGATATTCAAACATCGTGTGGATACAGGGGTTTTTGTCGCGGAAAAATTCAATTTTTTACTTTGGGATGTTAAAGACTCTTGAATATGGTAAACCAATGACCCTAACTATCTTAACGCTTGCGCTCGGAAAGGATTATTGCCGCAACTTGGAGAAAGCTCTGAAATCGAAGGTTGAGTATGCTGAAAAGCATGGATACACGTACATTCAAGGCGACGAGAAGTACTGGGATCGTGATCGTCCTATCTCATGGTCCAAGGTGCCTTTCTTGCTTCACCATCTGGAAAAGATGGCTGACGGCGAGATTGTATGGCTGAGTGACGCAGATGTCTATATTACAAACCAGTCACTCAAGTTTGAAGATAATGTTCTGTCAATCTTCAAGGAGGATAAGAAAATGCTTATGACATTCGATGCTTGTGGTCATGTAAATGCTGGAAACATTGTCATGCGGAATAGCCCGTGGCTTCGCAATTTCTGGCGCCGTGTCTACCAGCAGACAGATGTCATCTATCATATCTGGTGGGAGAACGCGGGTATCGATAAGCTCATGAATACAGATGCTGAAGTCAAGGAGGCAATTCAGGTAACAAAGGAGCATAAGCGTTTCAATGCGTATCTGATGGGCTTCGACCACGAGCCCAAGTGGGAACAGGGCGATTTTCTCGTTCACTTTGCTGGAGTCTACGACTCGGGTAAAATGAAGGATTTGATCACGCGGATTGATGCAGGTGAGACTCCTAGGCTCTCCATGTACTAAATTAATTTCTTCACAAATATTATAAATGAACTCTACTCGCAAGAACCGCAATGAGAATATGATGGGTGGCGCGAAGATCACAGTTGGCTCCAAGAGCCAGGTATACCACGGCACGGCGAAGCACACGTCCGGTGGGCTCACCAAGAAGGATCTCATGAAGACCAAGAAGGGTCGCATTGTAAGCAAGAGGAAGCACGCGGCTGGCTTGAAGGCGATCAAGAAGCTCTTCGCGAAGGGCTACAAGCCCAAGAAGGGCACTTTCAAGTTGATGCGCAAGTAAGGAAGCGCTTTACTTCGCTGACGCAATACGATCAGCTAAATCGTGTAAAAAACCAGCCGTTTCCATAGGATTCCATAATTCTTCGGGCGGCTGACCATCCATTGTATCAAACCAATACAAAGATCCACTTCTCTCTGTTTCGTCAATGTTTGACCAAACCAGTGAAGCCTTCGCCGTTCTCAATTCAGGTAAAATACTCCGAAGATTCATTGTCTTGAGACCACTCGGTCCAACGCGTGAAATAAGCATTTCTTCCACCTGCTGCGAATTCATATCAGGCGGGAAAAAAATGGCATTCCAAGGCTGGACAGGTACATGTGTTCTTGAACCTAAGGCAATCACCGTCATAGCTGGATCAAGAAGCTTCTGTAGGACTTGCGCTGACATTTCCTCTCCAACCCAAACAACATGGATTGGCTTCGTTGCGTTTGTAATATAGGTGAGCGCGAGGCGAAGATCCTGTTGATCTTTCAACTTGAAAAGCGCATCCCATGCAAATTTCTGAAAGGACTTCGGCAACGTTCTATGAGAATCAAGGACGCAGACCGTACGACCCCGTCCTAGATTTTCACTTACCGAAAGATTCAAGCGGCGAAGGGCAAGCGACTCGTCGCCGATCACCCATACTTTTTTTCCTCGTATCGAAGATTCAAAGCCCTCAAGGTGTATGACCTCGGACATTCTATTTAGAAAAATTGCTAAATGAATCAGAACAAACCGCATAGGCTTGGCTTGAATCTTTCAGGACCGGTGACATTTCGGGCATCATATTTACACTTCCAGTAAGAATCTCCTGACCGGGAAGAACAATTATATGGTTTCGTGTTGTTAATGAATAGTGCTCTACCGTATGGTAAAAGATGTTGGGGTTATAGCCCTCTTTACCACAGCGTAACAGTAAGTACTCAAGAGTTTCAGCATTCTTTGTATGAATGTACTTCTTTGAACTCTGCATCAGCCATTCAAATGTGATCGGATGTTCAGGCGCATCATGCCCTAGAAACAGCTGGTTGTCTTTGTACCAGACATCAAGTTCCACATCATATCCATCGGCTATGCGCTTATCAAGAAGACTCGGATCATTTTCGCTCGCGAGTTCTTTGCGTTCAAGATTCCCCCTGTGACAGATAAAGCGTTGAAGAGGAATGGTAGCGTATTTGGAACCATTCATGGAAATTTCCCATTTTGACATACGAAGCTCACCGAATTCGCACTGTGACCAATCTTCTAATTGTGTAGCACTGTACCTTTGGCAAGCTGTGTCCTTTTTAAATAAACAGATGGGTACTATAAGAACCGTTGGTAGTGTATACGATCTAATTCCATATTTTTTGAATTGACCTTCTAGAGTGTTGGTTAGTTTATCAAATCGTTCAGAATCTTGTTGGTCCTCAAAATAACCCATTAAATGGATCCCTTCATATGTGATCAGAAGACCTCTGAACTTCATACAAAAAGAATATGCGTGTGACTCTAACAGTTTCTTGAGTGGTTCCAAAAGTTCAGCAGACTTATCTTTCCATGATACAAGTTCAAAACTCGGCTCATTAAAAAAAATTACATCGGGACTATCACATTCCTTTCGTAGGAGTTCACGAAGTCTGCGCCAAGCAGGTAGAAAATAGAAGTGATTCGTGCACTCGATTGTCCATTTACTTTCTGTGTTTCCATAAGATGAAGTTTGATCCATTGTCCCTCCTATTCACTAGTTTACTCATTTTAGGTATTGATCTTCCGTGGCTGTACATGACACAAGAACTCTCTGGTAAAATGTTTAGGTCCATACAGGGCGCTCCGATTCAGGTTGTCTGGTGGGCTGCTGCTGTTGTCTATGTGGCGCTTGCCTACCTGGTTTTACAGACCAAAGAGCCTATCGAGGCTTTTGGTTTGGGTCTAGCGACCTATGCTGTCTACGACTTCACAAATTTGGCGACTCTTCGGGGGTATGAGCCTTGGTTCGCCGTTATGGATTCACTCTGGGGTGGTGTTCTATTCTATCTCACGCGTTTGGTGTTAAATCAAATGTAAGGATTGTATGCCCAGTGAAGAAGAGCCTGTCTCTGTCTCGGTCTACAGGATAGGTCATGCGGGTCGCAATTGGATTTTATGGCGCCCGCATGACGTGTAAAGGCACGCCATCTCTTAATCTGGACCTCGTCTAATTCAGGAAGACGACGACCCATCCAGTAGCGGCAATACCATTGAAACCAACCTCGTATATCTGGGTTCTTTTTTGGATCACTGAGTATAGGGTGTTTTTTTGAAATATGTTTCCCTGCTTGCTCGCGCGGCGGTACCCAGCCTGCCTTTTGCCATTGTGAAAGCGGTAGACGAGAATCAATCTGAAAGGCATTCAGACTAACGTCTACGCCTTGAGGGCTCAACTTTCCTAAAGCAATGGCTTTGAGAAACCATTCTGCAGGAAATTCATCAATACAATCATTCAGATACTTACCACCGAAGGCACCTGCGCAGAGAATTTCATCCGGATCCGCATAAGGTTTAAACGCCATATCTTGCCCGGGATTTGCGTGTAATACATAGGAGTAGTTTTTCGTCATTTTATCTGAAACATTGATCACGTCTCCCAGTTGAAAGGAGGCGAGTGGTCGTCCCTTTTCTTTCACTTCTTTGAGCATTTCTAAGACACGCGGATGCATGTTACCCTATTCTAGATAGACAAACTCTATAAGAAGCGTTACATCGCGCCCATTGAAATTCACCAGACGATCAAACTCATCGCGGAATGAAATGTCGAGTGTCGTCATTCTCGCAATCGGGGCGGGACTTGCGGTGAAGGTCGGTTCAAAGGTCTCTCGTGTAAAGGTCTTGTAGGTTTGTTCATTCATGTCCATGTAGATAATGGTATAAGGAGCACGGCGCCCCACAGACCTCTCGATCATGGTAATTTCCTGCGAGTTGTCGCTGTTCATGTAAAGATAGAGACGACTGAGAAGAAACTCCAAGTCCATGGCATAAGGTCCGCTAATGAGTCCAGCATTGTCCGTGTAGTCCTGATTTAAAAAACCGAATAGTTTCGCTGGTGAATTGATCATTGTTAGGCAATTGTTGTTATCATAGAGATCTACGAAATCACCCGTGCCAAATAGAATAGCAAAAGGGACCGAGCCTGTGTCACGTGTGATGTGTAACGTATCTGAGGTTGGACTTACTGCCACAGAATAGGTGTTTGAAATTCCAGATAAAACGTTTAACTTTGCTCCAATTTCAACGCTCAACGTTGATAAGAAATAGCGCCCTGGAGATAATGTTACCGTGTAGCGTGTAGATCCCTCTCTAAAGGTAAATTGATTCCAACCAACATCAATGTTGAAAATACGTGTAGGAATTGTGCCACCGACAATTTGGATTGAGACTACGTCTTTCAAGGGACGGAAGAGTTTCCAGCGAAATGAATTCGCATTCGGGTAGGATTTCGCATTTCGGTCACGCGTATTGAGCTCCAGCAAGACAGATCGCCGTCCCCGTTGCTTTGCTGTCTTTGCGGGCAACAAGATATCTTGCCCCGAAGCCCTCTGATTTTCAAATGTCGGTATTGTTGGGTGATTCATTCTGATCTACTAATAGAGATTAATGGGTACAAATAATCCGTTTTCAGGCTTACCGTCACATCACGAAAGTCTCGGTTTTGTCGCACACAATGGAATGACACCTATACTCGATATGTTTAATCGTATGCCTGTTGTATCACCGACAACTGTCTTTCAAACACATGCCGTTCATACTCCTCAATATGAAATTATGGATTATGTAAGCACTGGCACGGGAGCCGTTGTTCATGACCCTCTTACATCTATCATTACACTCTCGGCAGATGGCGGAGGCGGCAGGGCAGTGAGACAAAGTCGTGAATATATGTATTATCAGCCAGGTAAATTACAAAGTTCGTTTTTTACATTTAATCCTCGTTATGCGGGGACCTTTGATAACTCTGTAGCGGTGCGCGTTGGTCTTTTTGATGATTATCGTGATAAGAGCGCAGAATCCAATAAAGTCAGCATGGGACATTTCTTTGAACTCAGCGGGAACTCATGGTTTATTGTGGAGCGATCCAATAGCACCGATAATGTTACAAATGTCACGCGTATTCCACAAGCAAACTGGAATACAGATACATTAAATGGGAATCGCGCTACAAATTCATCTGGATTTCTCTTATCGAATGAAAAATGCCTTATTGCTTTTATTAATCGTCAGTGGCTCGGTGTAGGCGCAGTCCGAATGGGATTTGTTATCAATGGACGAGCAATTGTCTGTCATCTCTTTTCGCATGTAAAAATCCAGATTCCCTATACACAAAATTCAAGGCTTCCTGTGCGCTGGGAGATTGAGAAAGTCTCTGGCGGTAGCGCGGCGGTCGCAACACTTGCTTCCATCTGCGCATCTTCGCAAATTCTGGGTGATTATACTCCCCTTGGATTTATTTCTAGTCTACCACTCTCTATCACGCTTACTTCACAGCAAGTTGACACAACTCTTCGCCCTATTTTTATTTTGCGTCTCCGCCAAGCTTTCTGTAGAGCATCGATTAAGGTAAAAAATATTTCAATCTATGGAAGTGCTGCAGGTGGCTATACTATCTTTAAAAATGCAACAGTTAGTGGATCTCTTACTTATACGACTCATCCTGACACAAGAAGCATGACAGAATATATAAGTTTCTCAGGAGGGTCAACAAGTACACGTACCCTTACAGGTGGTATTGCCATTGATAGTGGTTTTTTTGATAATAAAGCAACTGTTTCAGATACATTTGACCCAGTCGAACTTACATCTATACATTCTTTTTGTTCTGATATTGCGGGTAATCCAGATACACTTGTTATCGCGGCATGTTCATTAACAGGAACAGCAGATGTACGTGTAGCGGTTCAGTGGATGGAGATTACGTAGACTCCCCGACCGGGTAAAATTGATGCGGGAAATGGCTTAAGCCTTATTTTCTATACAATAAATATCCGATCGCACTGGAGCACCTTTCTAAGATTGTTACCCTTTACGCGAGTCACCTAGGTTCGTTCTCTGTCTTCTCAACTGTCCGTGTTCAAAGTAAGTGGAATCAGTGGATAAAGCAGCTGCCAAATGTCAAGCCCTTCTACGCCGTCAAATGTAATCCGAATCGTGATCTTCTCCAGACAATGGCTAGATTCGGCGCGGGATTTGACTGCGCAAGTGAACGGGAACTCATTGAAGTCGGCAAGGCGTCTACCTCCAAGGGGAAACTGATTGATTTCCAGCGCAATGTCATCTACGCAAATCCTTGTAAGTCCATCCGCGATGTCACATGTGCTCACAATTTCGGGGCGCCGCCCACTGTTGTAGACTCCTACGAGGAGATTCACAAGCTCAAGAAACTGGGTTGGCAGGGCGGAGCACTCATTCGGATTCGTGTGGAAGATTCAGGCAGCCTGATGCCCTTCTCGAACAAGTTCGGTGTGGACCCCAAGGAAGTTAAGGATCTCGCAGCATTCGCCTATGGAGAGGGATTTCCTATCAAGGGAATCTCGTTCCATGTTGGTTCTGGATGTAAGGATCCTAAGCAGTACAAGTACGCAGTTCAGAGCGGCGTCGGTCTTGTTCATGACTTGAAGGAGCTTGGACATGACGCGAAGACAGTAGACATCGGCGGCGGTTTCATGGGCGATGAGGAGTCATTTGAGAAGAATTGTAGAGCAATTCGCGAGGGGATCTATACATCAAACCACAAGGGATTACAGTTTATTGCGGAGCCTGGGCGCTTCTTCGCATCGGACGCGGTTGATCTCTTCGTGCAGGTGATTGGAAAGAAGCCTGGCTTGTCAGGTAAGTCAGGCGAGTATCGGTATACAATTGATGAGAGTTTGTACGGGCAGTTCTCGTGTATTCCCTTTGATCAGCAGAAGCCAAAGTGGATTCGTGTTCCTAAGCTTCAGGACATACATGACAAGAAGGCTAGAAAAACAGTAAAGGGCACTTTGTTCGGTAGAACATGTGACAGCCTTGATATGATTGCTTCAGCGGATGAAATGGAGGATTTGGAAGTGGGCGACTGGCTCTGGTTTCCGCATATGGGTGCCTACACATCAGTTACGGCATCTGAGTTCAACGGATTTCCTGCGCCCCCTCAGCATGGATCCGCCACGCAAAGTGTGTTTCTACCCTCTGTAGAGGATGTCTTAGTTAACTCTCATGTTCGTTTTCCCAAAGCGGTGAAGTATGTCAAGCCTGTGAGCCTCTCCTAAGTAAAACATGACCATAAAAAAACATTTGGCGATAAGCGATTTGTGTAATCGGAGGGAATTGCGTAAAGAGGGTCTCAAGCCACTCAGCAATTTCGGCTCTTTTTTTCAGACACGCGTGTAAATAGACCTTTTGATACAGATTTGCCCAATCGGGCTGGGTCTCAAATTCGGATTCGGTGAGTTCCTTGTAAAACTCTTTGAATTCCTCAAACTTGTTTGCGTTAATGTATTCTTTACATTCGTGCAAAAGAGCAGTTTCCATACTATTTATTTTATGCGTATTTAATTAGAAATGTCTCACGAGGAATTTAAGATCTTCGTTCCTGGATACGAACAATTCACAAAGATTGTTATTGAAAAGAACCAATCTGGTTCTAATATAAATTTATATCTCTATGGAAAGTTAAATCAGGATGTTTATAATTCATTTGTCGCTGCTAAGAAAGCAAATGTAAGATTTATGACAAACATAAATCGTGAGAGAAAGCTATACACTATGACGTTAAGATTACCTGGTCGAGGTGATCCTGATTCAATAGATACTGTTGAACATATTAAAGATGCAATTAGAACTCGTGCTGCATTTAGACCTACTATAGCTACAAATTCACCCGTGACTGCTGAAGATCAAACTGAACTTATGCGAGTCTTAGATATTCTAGATCGTAATCCTGAGCAGGTCGCTTTTATTCCTCAAATTGCAAGTACTATAGATACAAATATATCTGTAAATGCAACACGGGGGACTATATTGAGACAGAATAGATACGGTAATTATTTTACACCAAATTCAAAAAATACTCGAATCAAGAGAACACAGGCTACAGTTGGTCAACTAAATCCTTTTTATACATTAGCCACTGGTCTTTCTCAAAAGTTTTTTACATTAATAACGCCCTATTTAATGAAGCCTGTAACTGAAGGAGGATTAGGACTTACACTCTTATTAGGAGATCCTAATAACAGAGACTTGGAAAGAATGTACATTGGCTGGGGAATGAAGCCCATTAATAATGTAATTCGTGTACCTGCTATGATAGCGGGTGTAAATATATATTGGGGGAAGCCGCCGCCTGCTGAAGTGGGCGGTGGACCTGCAAGTGGGAGAATTACATATATGTTTGGCAGAGCTGGAGAAAAGGATGATGAAATTTTTAGCCTTATCTTTAATCCAGACGATGAAGAAAAAGAGGGGTTTCGTAATGCTTTAAAGCTTAGTTTAGAACCTGCGCCTCCCACTGCTAGTATGAATGAAACACCTCAAGAAGCTTATAATCGTACACTAAGACTTCTGAATAAACAGGCAAATTTAAGAAGAGCTGTGACATCTAATCAAAAGAGAAAAATGATCAATTCAAATGTATCTTATCTTCGAGCTCAACTAAATGCCCTCGCAAGAGAGCCTGGTGTTGTCACTGCCGCGGCGGCGGCAGCTCTTGCGGCACGTCCTCCAAACACACCTGCAAACAATGTATTTAGAAACATAGGTAAAACATTTAGAGCGGGTGTTAAACCGAGTAACGCCAATTCGCTCAGGCTATATGGTTTGTATAAACAAGGAACGGAAGGAAACGCAACAGGTGCTCAACCAGGAATGTTTAATGTTACAGGTAGAGCCAAGCGTGCCGCTTGGAATACACGCAAAGGTATGCGAAAAAATAATGCGAGGGCTGAATATGTGCGTATTGCGAGAGAATTAGGATTATTATAGAAGAACAACCATTGCAGTAAGGAAGAGATACCCTCCATTATCTGCTAGACAATACTTATTCGCCTCCTCAAGAGAGAGAACCTTCGTCTCATGAAGATGCGAATCCAAGATAAGATAATTTCCAAGGTAAGGAAGAACAGTAAATGACTGTCCGTGGCGATTTACCAGCATTGCCGCGCGACCGCTCATCATGTGAAGCTCAGAGGTCAAATCATTCCTGCGCCCGTACTTCTCGGTAAATGCCTCCTTCCTCACATCCTCTGAAACCATGCTCAACATCATCTTTGCCTCGGGTGTCTCCTTGATCACCTGCATCTTTGAAACGATCATGATATCCTTATTTGCCTCGAGAAGTGCCTGATTATCAATATTCTCTCCAAATGGACGAGCGGACTGATGGGGCGCACGGTTCAGACTTCCATCCATCATACATTCGTTGTACATTTCGAGGAACTTCTTTTCATCCTTCTGCATGTGTGCGAGCATCAGGTCACGAGAGTGCCTGGCAAAATTCCAGGCAACCCATGAACACTGATTCGAAGAGATCTCTGCAAACTCCTTATCGGTCTGTGCGGGAACGTTCATTTTTTGCTTTGAGTATGATACCTGGTAAGTCGCGTGGCAATTCAATTTTTTCGGCAAAGGCAGGTTAAAGTCTCTATGTAGAATTATCTGAAGATGACGAAGTTAACTCTTGCCGATGGTACAGGATTTGTTGAGTGTATGGAGGTGTTCGGATCCGACCTGACGGTCGTGAATGCGGCACGTGTGTCGTTTGCGAACGAGTCAAAGGAACTTACGGAACGTGATAAGAAGCTGATTGTCTACCTGGCGAAGCACGGTCATATCAGCCCTTTCTTTCACCCGCAGATCCGCCTGCGTCTCAAGATGCCGATTTTCGTGGCACGCGAATGGTTTCGTCACACGGTCGGCTTCGCTCGGAATGAGGTCTCTCGGCGTTATGTAGACTTTGAGCCCGAGCTGTTCGCTGCGAGCGAGTGGCGGGAGCGCGACTCCAATAAGAAGCAGGGGTCGAAGGCGGATGCTGTCGAGTGTAACGATGAGGTTTCACAGCTCGTTGCTGATTGGAACAAGGGTGCGATTGACCTGTACAAGACACTTCTGGACAAGAAGGTTGCGCCCGAGCTCGCACGCACTGTTCTTCCACAGAATATGTACACGGAATTTATTGAGACTGCGTCCTTGTCAGCGTACGCTCGTCTCTGTAAGCTTCGCCTGGATCCACAAGCCCAGGCGGAGATTCGTGAGTATGCGACTCTGGTGTCGCGGCTGCTTGAGGAGCACTTTCCTGTCTCATGGGCGGCTCTCACGTCTACGCAAGACAGTTAATCCATTGTTATTGACAAGACGAATATCAACAAACCACTGAGGATTCTTAGCGAGGAATTCCTCTATTGCAGGCTGTAAACCTTTGGTGATTTCTTCTAAAGGAAATCCAGAGGATTTGACTTGCTCATCAATATTGTAATATCTAGATTCTCTGATAGACTCGCCATCGATGGCATCAATTGTTGTGTCATGTAAAATCATATATTTGGTGACGTAAGACTTCCAGTAGTCAAGTTCCCGCTTTAGTTGTCCATACACATGCCACGTATCAATAAAAAGGAGATCTGTTATTTCTCTAGGGCATGTCAGATCACTCTCTTCTAGAAAGCGCGCGTTTACGCCTTCTTTGTGACAGAGTGCGATAAAGGAATCCATTTGAGATGATTTATAGGGATCCACTAAAATATATGTGTTTTCAGGAGTTCCTGTGAGAGCTGCTGCAAACGCATAAGAACTCGTTATATTGCGAACGCCACATTCTGTAATATGTCTACAGTGCTTAGCATAAGCAAGAAGAATGGGAAGATGCTCATTTATATCCGATGGCTCACTGTATTTCTTATGATACAATTCAAGAAGACTCATTTATTCAATTAACGAGAAGTCTTTTTAGATATGTTTAACGCTCGGAATCGCTGTCTGGAAAATCGGCGATGCGATCATTTTCCCTGTCCAAGCGACCACAGTACTTGCCTACACCGCCATCTGGTTGGACTGTGTAGAGTTTATCCTTCTCTGAATTCAAATAGTATTTGCGACCATTGTGATCTATTTTGCGCACACTGATGGTAATACAGGGAAGATCTTGTAGCGGTGGCTCTGTTGATTCTGTCGCGAGCGGCTGTATTTCTTGAGGCTGTGCTTGGACCACCTTTTTCGGTTGACGCTTTGCTTTGACGGGGGCTGCTACTGGGGCTGCCATTTCAGTTAGTGCTGCTGCTACCTTAAATGTTCGCTTCTTTACTGGTTTTGTAGGGCTTGCTGTCTCTGCTGAACTTGTCACTGGACTTATCACCGGACTGCTAACTTCTTGTGCTTTCTTTGCCTTTGCCATGTCCTGACTACTAGGATTTCCATAGACAGTCCGTTTTAGATCATACCACGCCGATCCATAAATATGACTAAGAGGTGGTATTGCCTCAGAGACAATCCCGTGCTCTAATGCTGCGCCACCATCGCACACGCTACACAGACCCCCTGCTGTCTTTCGCTTACACCTCTCCTCTGTGTAAAAGTAGTGTTTTCCATCGCCAAATAGAAGACGCTCATTTGTTCTTCGTCCAAGACATTGTGATGCCATTTTGTTAGTTATTTGCTACCACAAATAACGAGCCAATTTTTTCAGGTCCTACTGTAGTATGGACACGTATGTAGATACACCTAGTCTTCCGGCTATATCAAAGAAAAACGTAGTATTTTACAGTCTCTTTACCATTTTGTGGTGGGTTTCCATCTGGGGACTATCTGAAACATTAATGACCTATATGGTAAAAAATTCCCTAATTCAACGTGCGGCAATTTATGCGGGTCTACTTCTCCTTGTCTTTGTTATTATGTTGGTAGATCCCCAACTCATTGAGTATTTGTAAAAAATATTTATTTTTGTTTTATGGTTTTTCTACTTAACATCCACCGCGGAGGCGCAGGACCAGATGGAGTGTAGACTCCTTCTGAATATTGTAGTCACTCAGCGTCTTACCATCCTCAAGCTGCTTTCCAGCGAAGATCAGGCGCTGCTGATCAGGCGGAATGCCCTCCTTGTCCTGGATCTTCTGCTTGACCTGCTCAATGCTGTCACTTGGCTCTGTATCAAGAGTAATTGTCTTACCTGTTAGCGTCTTTACGAAGATCTGCATTTTGTATACTGGGAGTTTAGATCCCAGTGCGATTCAATTTTTTGAATTTCCTTATGTCATCTATTTTGTCTGATTGTCAGAAAAAATAGATGATTTTTATTATGTGGCTTAAACGCCACCACGCAGCCGCAACACTAGGTGGAGCGTAGACTCCTTCTGAATGTTGTAGTCGCTAAGCGTTCTGTTATCCTCCAGCTGCTTGCCCGCGAAAATGAGGCGCTGCTGGTCAGGCGGGATGCCCTCCTTGTCCTGGATCTTCTGCTTAACATTGTCAATTGAGTCGCTCGGCTCAACATCGAGCGTGATCGTCTTGCCTGTTAGGGTCTTCACAAAGATCTGCATTCTATATTCCAGCCGGACATTTCTTTTGTCTTGGAAAGTACGGATTTTCAATTTTTCCGCGTTCCACGACGGTTCTTGCGATTGCGGCGAGTATTTCTCTTACGTCCGCCCCACACCGCCATACCTCCAGGAGCCTTTTTCTGGGCGAGTGCTTTCGCATTAAAATTATTTCTGGTAGTAGTATTTTGTTTATTCATTGTATAATTTTCCCTCTTATAAGAATCCCTTGGTTTGGGACCGAAAAAGCCCGCTTGCGCCCGCATCGCCGCCTCCCTCTTATCCCTCTCCGCCGCTCGGAAGGCGCTCACCTTCCCACGCTGCTTGGCTTTTTCCCAAACATTAGTAGGTCTATCGAAGCCCATGTTTATTTTATGGTTATACCCCACTCTAGCATCTTCTTTACTATCATTTCTGATTTTCTGATTACGTATTTGGTCGTTAGCTCTAATCTCATTATTGGTCCTCACGCCCATCGTATGAGCAAGCGTTTGTTGAAACTTCTGTTTTGCCTTTATTTGCATATTTCTAAGATAATTGGATGCTCTATTCTTAAACGAAAGCGAGGACATTCCCTATACTTATATATGATATTTTACAAGAGCCGGGCACTCGGGTCCGTCACACCAGGGCTCCACTTGGGCATCCAAAAATACGGAACGTTCGTCTTTTCAGACTGTTTGCCATACCATGTGTAGTAAATGTGCCTGTAATAATACTGCTCTTTCGTTAACGGCTGCGGAGCTGACCATTCTTTCGCTGTCCGTTCTTGCCAGTTATCAGGTACAAGCTCTTCTACGCGCTCAGCGATTTCTTCGAACCATGATTTCTCTGTGCTCGATACACCATCGCTGAACGCTTCCTTTTTCCGCCAAAGAACCGACGGCGGCAAAGTTTTCCCATCATCGAAAGCACGACGTAGGATCCACTTCTCGGGGAGTCCATCCCTCATAGGACGACGCCACTCTGTTGCGACGCTGCGCGCAACCGCAACAAATTGCCTATCCAAGAACGGAGTTCTCGGCTCCAGCCCATGGCTACTAATACTTCTATCAGACCGCAGAACATCGAAATAATGGATGTCCTTCAAGAGTCGCTCAGACTCTTCCTCAAACTCCCTGTCAGAAGGTGCTCTGTAAAAATAGAGATAGGATCCAAAGAGTTCATCGGACCCGTCGCCATTAAAGACCACCTTACACTCCGTCAACTTCTTGATTTCTCTCGACACGAGCCAATTTCCAACACTGGCTCTTACAGTCGTCGTATCATAGGATTCAATATCGTGAATGACCTTGGGTATAGCAGCAAAAAAGTCGTCCGCGCTGAGAAGAATCTCTGTATGATCGGACCCAATCCATTCTGCTACAAGCTTCGCGTACTTCATATCGGTTGAGCCAGGCATGCCAATACAGAATGTCTTCAGTGGAGGCTTTCCTAGATCCCTCAGGTTCTTCGCAACGAGTGATGCGATCAAACTGCTATCTACGCCGCCTGATAAGAGCGCAGCGACCGGTCGCTCAGTCATCAAGCGCTTCTTAACCGCTTCCTCCAAAGCAAAGCGAATGGCGGCAGATGCCATATCTAGACCATTCGGATGAGCAGGTGTAAACATTGGATTCTTGAGCCACGTTTGTGTGTGATATGTCTCTATTGTTAGACGTGTGGTGTCACTCAGACTATAGACATGATAGGTTCCAGGAAAGACAGGGCTGATGGTAGAACAATAGGGTACAAGAGCTTTTATTTCACTGGCAAAGATGCGCGTACAGATTACGCCTTCCTCGTCATATGCGAGCCCCATGTACAGCGGTCTTACACCATAAGGATCGCGTCCTACGACAACACGATTGCGCTTCTCATCTACAATGGCGATGGCAAAGACACCATCCAATGATCGGAAGAGTGACTTCAAATTGTCAGCATACTTGTTGTAAAGATGACCAATGACTTCACAATCACTTCCTGATAAGGTAATAATTTCATGCTCATCCTTGAGGGCTTCTGAATTGTAGATTTCACCATTACATGTCCAATGAACACCGTACGATGACCACGGTTGCATGCCTAGCCGATTCAGACCATTAATTGCCAGGCGTGTAAATCCCATCTTTGCCACTCCGCTTATATCAATAAGCCGTGATCCTTCCGGACCGCGAGCTGTCAACTTGCTCAGTCCATTTTCTGGCTTCAAGGCGACCAGACCTTTTCCAAGCAGCATCCAAATTCCACACATTCTTTCTTAGAAAAAATATAAGGAAAAGACAGAATGGACGCAAGTGACATCATCAAGAAATTACAATCACAGGCTCAATACCGTTTTTATAAGGAAACATTTGCTGTAAAAGCACCTACTGTAAATATTAGTACATGTGGTTCAATTATACCAGCTGCGAACGGTGTTACCGTGAATTTTCCTAGTTATATAGATAAACAACTTATGTTTAAAGGAAAACTATATTGTAGCTCGTGTACAAATTCATGTGGATGTTAAGTTCATCACGTGGTATTGTAAGGTCTTTTTGTGTGGGAGGAAACTGTGGACCTTTCGATCATAGAAACTTGTTCTCATGGGTGGCGTTGACGGCGGCGTAGCGTCCTTGTACATCTGTGTAAGATTTGATGAAAGTGCTCCTGCAGTTTCCTTCAGGCGAACACTGATCCAGAGTGAATCACCAAGTGGCACAGTTTCAAAGAATCCTGCTTCGTTTTCGAGGGTGCGACGCTTATACTCAAGGTCAGAGAACCCATCTTTTAAAAGCAATTGTAGATCTGCGAGTGACATTTTATTGTGGAGTTTGAGTGCGGGGGGCGATTTCAAATTTACCGTATGTTTATACTAAGAAGGATGAATCTGAATCTAGATGGACCTCTTTATGAGCTCGTATCACGAGGAAATAAAGATGTATATTTTCAAGAAGACTCTGCCGATGCGCAGTTTCTCTTTGATAACCGATATGGACCTACGGCGCCAGTGATTCATGAACTGAGACGCCTTCCGCCCCTTAATTCAGTGGAATTCGGTCGCTCTTCCGAATTTCAACTGGAAGTTGCTGGCGACTTCATTGTATCACCAACACTCGTTGTCGACTTGCCATCGTGGTTGCCGCCGAATTATCTTGGACTCAACGCGAAGGGAGTTGTTCAGGACAGCGGCGGAGTCTCTTATGGATATACCAACGGAATTGGCTATTTTTTATTCGAGAAGATTCAGATCTTACAAGACAATATTCTCCTACAGGAATTCAGCGGCGACGCTCTCTGGATTCAAAGTCGGTCTCGCGGATCTCTGAATTCCGCTTTTTTGGAAGATAAGCTCTTGGGTATACATAATGGCTCTACGCTTTCTATCGGTCGCAATGCGACGCCTGGACGCTTGAGGCTGCCCTTGCCCCTCATCGGATGCCAAGCATTAGAAGAAGGTGGATTCCCTTCTCTCTGTTTACCGAATCAGCAGTACAAAGTGCGCGTCTGGCTACGGAAACTGGAAGATCTCGTGGAGGCGAGTGACGGACGGGAAAAACCTGCTCCATGGGGATCTACACTACAGGTTCAGACAGAGAGGAATGGCGCCTTTACGTCATTTACAGCGTTGGATCGACTTCTCATCGGAGCGCCCACAATCTATCTGGAGACACGCCATATCTATACGAACGACGAGACACGCACGGCGCTTCGCGCATCGTCGCTTGATATTCCTTTTGAGCGTATTTATGAGAATATCTTCGCACAGGGTCCCTTGGACTATGCGGCAGCGGCGCCTTTTCTGACGCGTATCTTGGATGCGACACATCCCTGCTCACGGATTATTCTGGCGTTTCGCTCTTGGGCAGATATGCGGGCGAATCGGCTCTGGAAGCTCCAATCAGATTCCGCGACAGGTGAATATTACTCTGGGCTGAAGCTTCTGATTGCGGGGCGGGATAGGACACAATTCTGGAGTCCTCTTGTTTGGAATAGCCTGGACAATTATGTAAAGGAGGAACGTGATTCTGGACTACGTCTTGCGACAATTAACTTCGGTTTCGGTGAAAAAAAGGGGGTGCGAATGCCTAGCTACAATCGGCAGCCCGATGGCACAATCAACTTTTCTACGGCAGATAAACCGACACTTTTTATGCAGCTGACAGATATTGTAAATGGAACGAAGCGATCTGAGCTTCGCGTCCTTGTAGAGACATGGGCTGTTTTCTCTGCCTCGGATGGTCGTGGTGGATTAAAGTTCGGGAACTAAGTAAAGCAATGAGCAGACCGCGTGGTGATATAACAACACTCTTGGACCTCACCGATCGTGATGACCAAGATTCCTTTTTTTCTCC